ACCACGGCTTGATGATGGATACATGTTTCAGCATACGTGAGTATCTGAAATATTTGAGATTATCAAGTTATAATTGCTCATCTGTTGCTTTCAATCAAATTGAAGTAATTGATAATTCAACTTCGCAATCATTGAGACACGTAACAATTACATTAGATTACAACATAACAGAAAAATCATTTATTTAGACATTCATTTAAACGTGAATGTCTATTTTTTTACACAAATTATTAGAAAAGAGGAAATGAAATGGCTGACAAAACAATTACTTCAGACATCAAAGGATATGGTCAAGATTCCTTTACAGGCATTGAAGCCGATAAAATTTTTTACGGATTTAAACGAATCATGTCATGGCCAGTGGCTGCCAAGATTCAACTATTAGGGATGCAAGGTGCAACATCAGCAACTAATACACGTACATCACAAGCTACACAACTTAAGAATGGTACGTTGAAGGGCGCTGGAGCTCCAAATCAGCAAAGAACTGTTGATTGCATTTATCCCAAGGAAACTAATGGATTTGATTTACATGCTGAAATTCGACAAATCTGGGATAACAACGAAAGATTTGGACTTTGGAGAATTGATTTTGGTTCAATGCATGGAAAGAAGCCAAATAGAAAAGTACGTGCTCAATATTCTCATGCGATTTTACCTGCATTGCCATATACAGAAGCTTTAGGTGGGTTTCTTACATCTAATCTTGCTATTGAAGTAGAAGGTATGGAACGCGATTTCAATGATGATGGTAATTGGTTTGAATTGCCCGAAAGTTCATTTGAACCCGGAACTTTTGACAAGATGAATAAGTTCTACAACTACTCACTTGGTACTGATCAAGGTACTGATGAGGATGGAAACTTTGTTGATAATACTGTCGATGATGAAACATTATTCGTTAATAAAAAGGGAACTACTGAAGATGTTCCCGGTCCAAGTACTCCAACTGGCGCAACTGATAGTACATTAGTTAAAACACCTGCTCCAGATGTACCAAGTGATGAAGCATCTGTGCCGACCAATGATGGTGCAAAAGTAGAGTCAAAATAAATTAATTTTAAATAAAAGAGGTATTTCAAATGGCAGACCGTTCAAATGAAACATTAGTAATTTATGACAAAAAAGGCACAAAGGTAGTTGAAGGTGAACTTGGTACTAAGTCAGTAACTATCACAGGCTTAACAGCTGGAACCATTGTAGCTGATGGTGATTATCAAGCAGCATTCAAGGATGCCACTACATCAGAGGAATCAGACAAAGTAGATGTTAAAGGATTTACAGTATTGACACCTGCTCCAGAAGCTCCAGCCGACGAATCAGCAGCACCTACAACAGATGGTGCAGCAGTCAAAGCTGACTAGTAATTAAAGAGCATACTCACTCAATTTGAGCGGTGGCGGTCGGATTAATTAATCAAAGGAGTTTTAAATATGCTAAATCTGAAAGTTAATAACAAGCAATTAGATATCAAATATAACTATCGTTTGTATAAGAATATCGTTGGGGACGATGATGATAAGCAACTTGATAATTTTGATAGCTTTCTGGGCGGACTCATTACTGATCAAGCTGATGCTATTTTAAAATTTGGTGTTGCTGCTTCTAATAAAAAACTATCAATGGAAGAAGTAGCCGACCAATTTGATACACAAGATGTCTTTGACGATATTCATTCAGCGACTGACGAAATTCTTAATGGCTTGTGTAATGCAGGTTTTTTAACTTCAAAAGTACGCGAATGGAAGAAACGCGTAAATACTATGATCGAGCAAATGCAAAAAGTATTAGACGAGGAATCAAAAGACGATTCTCAAAAACTAACGAAGAAGGAAAAAGAGGACCGTCAAGAAAGTCTGAAAGAATTGCAAGAAACAATCAATCAAGCCAAGGAACAAATGAAAAAGTCAGAGGCACGTCTAAATCTCAAGTAATAGATATTTTAAAGTTGGTTGAGAATGCCAGACGAATAATCGGCATTACTAACATTGACGAAATATTGGATCTAACACCTAAGTATTATGAAGCTTTGTGCAAAGGTGCTTTAGGTGCTAGATCTGATACTTTAAATGATAGTTTGATGATTTCAGCTAATGTGAAACCAGTTGCATTTGTCGAAGATACTACTGATTTGCAAAATCAGGTTAATGCATATGTTAAGAATATTTCAGATTTAGCTAAAAACTTTGGAGATACAAAAGTTAAAGCTGCACCTTCTCGCAGAAATAAGTTGATGAGGCTGGCGCAAGCCTTATATGACTAGAAAGGAGGTAAATAAATGTCTGATATTGTTGTTACTAAAACCATTAATTTCGATGCTAAAGACAATGCGACTGGTATCATTGCAAGAATCAAGCAAGCTCAAGATGGCTTGAAGGACAAGAACATTAAGCTTGGAGCAACCGGTGATGATACTAAAATTGTTTCATTTCATCAAAAGCTAGAAGGCCTTCCTAAAGACGTTCAAACTAAGCTAAACGCAATGGCTGAAAAAAGTGGATTTGATACCTTTGATAGCTATATGAAAGTTTTGCCAAAGGAACAATATACTAAGCTAAAGACTAATATCGAGCGTACTGGATTCCAGACTTGGAAGGATGATCTAAATAAACTACCAAAAAGCCAGCAAACTGAGTTAAAATCAAAGCTCGATGATGCTGGCTTTCGTACGTTTAAGCAGTGGTATGACAAGGTTCCAAAAGAAGCACGTACTCAATTAGATGCAGTAGCTCACAAGACACCTATTGAAGATTTTGTACATGCAACTAAGGATATTCCTAATCATATAAGCACAACCGTTACTGCTAATACGCAAGCTGGTAGCACAGCGCTAGAACGATTCAGTGATCGTGTTGATGCTGCTAAAGAAAAAACAGGAAGATTTAAGTCATTTCTAGCAGGTACATTCGTTGGTGGAGCTATTTTAAACGGGTTGCAGTCATTATCTAATAATATGATTGCAACAGCTAAGAATGGTATGCAGGTAGTTGAAGCTGGGGAACAAATTAACCGTGTCTGGGAAGGCATGGGATTGAATCCCGGTCAAACTAAAGCCATGGTTACTTCAATGGCTGAGTTACGTAGTGCTACTGGTTTCTCTGCTGGTGCAATCAACGATCTGCAAAAGAAGATTTATGGATTTTCTGGAAGTTTTACAACTACTCAAAATTTAACTAGAGCATTTTCTAGTTTAGCTATTGAATCTGGTAAAGGTGAAGATGCTGCTAACGGATTGGCTGCTTCTTATGCAAAGGTTGAATCATCAGGCAAGCTTTCTACTATGGCTTATACACGAATGGCTAGAGCAGTTCCAGCATTGCCGCGTGAGTTAGCTAAAGCATTGAACATGTCTCAAGACCAATTAACTAAGGCTGTTTCAAATGGTGATATTACATCACAAAAGTTTGAAGATGCCATGACAATGGTCGCAGCTCATTCATCTGACACATTTAACAAGTTTGGTAAAACTGGTGAAGGTTCTATTGCTCGTATTAAATCTGGTTGGATTTCAGCTCAGGGAACGTTGATGAAACCTTTAGTTGAAGAAAAGACTACTGGTTTATCTGACATTGCCGATGAGCTTAATTCTTCAGCATTCAAAGGACTTTTAACTGATGCGGGTAATGGATTAGCTAAGATTGCTGAACATGTCTCAGTTGTACTCAAATATCTATCACAGCACAAAGGAACCATTTCTGATATAGCTAAAGATTTAGGCACTATCGTTGGCTTACTTGTTAAAGATATTTGGGATGTAACAGTTAAATCCGTTAATGATATTGCTAAGGCATTTGGACTTGTCGACAAGAATAGTAAAGATACGGCTGATCCATTAAAAACACTTGCTAATTTACTTGATGGAGTAGCTAAACATAAGACTGCAATAAAAGCATTAGCAACAGCTTTTGTTGGATTCAAAGCATTCAAAATGTCTGAGTCAGCATTTGCACCATTATTAAAAGTTGCAGGTCTTGCTGATAGAGAAAAAGGTGGTCTTTTAACTAAGATCATTGGCACTGGAGATAAGCAAAAGAAGGTATTCAGAGTTCCAGTACAATGGGTAATGGATAAGTCAAAAGATAGCACTAAATGGTTATTTAAAAAGGGTGTAGTTAATCCCGTTAAGTTTATTGGTCATTGGACTTGGACCGGATTAAAAGATGTTGGCGGTTTAATCGGCAAAGGTGCAAGTAAGGCAGCAACTTATACTGTGAAAGCTGTAGTTTCTGGTGCTGGAAAAGTTAAAGATTTAGCTGTTGCTGGTAAGGACTTAGCTGTAGCATTTGGAGTTAAAACAATCGGTGCATAAAAGACTACTAAGATAGCCACGGCTAAAAGTCCACCGATAAAAGCACCCGAATTAGCTAAGGTTCCCATTTGATAAACATTTAACCAACCACGTCCAAAGAATAAGGCACTGGCAATGATTATCACGATTCGAAAGAAC